TAAGAGCCGATAACATCGTAAGTGTGATTTGTAACTATGAGTGGAATATTTGCTTGACCCAACTTTAGAGTTAGCATTCGGAACGCTCCCTTGACAAGTTGAGATTTGGTCATATCTCTAACTTGTTTATCATCCAATGCGTCTCTAATTTCTTTCTCTGTTGAAAGCATACCTAAAGAGTCTAACACAAACATACAAGGTTTGCGATCTTCTTCAGATGTTTTCAAGTATATATCTACAGCACGAAGTGCCTTACTTCTAAACTCTTCAATCGTAACTACATTAACAACAACTAATCTTGTTAAATCAATTCCACGAGATTCGAGTAATCCTTTGTTAACAGCAGCCTCAGTATCGAAATAAAGACAGTAACCGTCAGGATTAGAGTCCAAAAAATTCTTGACAACTGCGAGGGAGAAGTAAGTTTTTCCAGTAGAGGTTTCACCAGCGATGGCAGTAATGCGGCTGCTAGATACGCCACCATAAATGGAACCCGACACCAATCCATTAAAGATGTACGAACCTGTGTCGATGTATCGTTCTGTTTCTTGGATGTCTGATGCGACTTGGGTATACTCATCGCCAATCTCTTTTACAATTTCTTTTAAAAAATCCATAATTAATTTTCCTTTCTTGGATAATAAACTTCAACATAAGATTCACATTTGGGGCAATGTAAATTAGTTACCATACTATACTCATCACTAATATCATCTAAATCAGAATCACCTCCCCAGATGAGTTCAGTATTACAATGCCAACAATCCATTAAATCGACATACCTCTTTCTTCACGTAAAATTTTCTTGTAAGGTCCATCAGGATTAAGTTCCCTGACTTCTTTCACCTCTTTTAAAAGATGATATAATCTAGCATCGCCCCCCAATGATAATGCGTTTATTATTGTTGATAAATCTTTGTCGTCGATAGGTAATTCCATTAGGAGAAAAATGACTCTAGGTTTGCAGTTTTTTCCACATCCCATTCTATAGCGTTTAGAATGGCTCGAAGTGGTTCCACGAAACTTTTATCAAATTGTAGATCATAATCAATGTATTTGTCAAGACCAAGTTCGTGAGGAAAATCTTGAATAAATGATAACACATTCTCTTGAATAATGTTTGGTTTCTTCAGATAAAGAAACTTAACTTTCTCCCCATTTCCTATGGGAGAATACTTATTATCCAATTTTTTTTGCTTTACATAATGATTAAAAAGCAATGCACCACGTATATGTATAGGAGTTCCTTTTGCATAGATTGTAGAATGTGCTTTATACTTCTGAACATTAGATGCTGTACGAGGAAATGCTATTTCCTCTGGTGGAAGTCCTCTAAATTTAGTCCTACATTCTTCAATAAACTTCTGGACATTTTCTTCAGTATCATTCATAATCAACTTCAGAGCATCCTTAATCATTGCCCTACAAGGTGCTGGTGTAGAGGATTTAACTGCCTCTATACCCATCATCTTGAGTTTAGGTTCTTCATAACGAACACCTTCACTATCCCACACATTTAAGATGTATCTCTTCTTGGCAGTCCATATACCACGTTCGGCAATGTTCTCCCTTTTCATAACCATCTTCTGATCATATGCGTTTACGTAGTCGGCCAACGCTTGATAAGA